GGTTTTTATCATCCACTCTGTAGGTTTATTTATATTATCAACCCATTCTTTTGCACTTGGAATATATCCATTGCAGTCTTCCTTTACATGTTGTTCTCCAACATATCTAGTGTATACTTTTTTGCCATCAGAATTTTCAAAACTTGGTCCAAACTTTTTTTCACATTCAAATATTCCTTCACTGTGGTGACGGAACATTCTGTGTTTAGAATGACCTATCCAAGCTTTAGTTTCATCAAACCAGTTATGAATCTCTATGTAATCAATTGGAAAACCTCCCCATTTTCTAGCAGAAGATTTTGCATGTTCCCAGGGATGTGACATTATTCTAAAGTTTTATTAATTAAATTACCATGATGAGTAAACTCTTCAGTATCACCAGTATAGATATTGTTATTAATTTTATAGTTACCAGAAGGAATAGCAATAAGTACTGTTCCATAACCACCTTCATTATTCCACCAATCTTCTATGGTATCTAAGAGTTTTGAAGTAGCAAAGTCTTCTATATCTGAATAGAAAGATGTGCTAAGATCTCTTAAATTAAGAACATTTTCACTATAAGGATTTAAGTTCTCTAAATCTTCAAGAAAAGTTACTTCTTCTGTTGTATATATAATATCATCAATTGCACCTGAATCTCCACCACCTGAATAAATTACTTTAATCCCGGTCACACCAAGGTCAGCCAACTGTAATAGAAGGCCTGTCATATCATTTTCTGTCATAGTTATTTTGTTTTGTAAAATCTGCCAAGGATATTGGCATTTAAATAGTTTTCTTTTTCAAGCACTTCATATTTAAACTGATGCTTTACTTCCTGATAAGTTAGTTCAGTTGCTGAATAACAAATCATTAAGATTTCTCTTTTAATAATTAAACCTGCTTTGTGAGCTTCTTTTAATTGTTGATTACTACTGTAGTAATTCATAAAACTAGGTTTAATATCTCTAGTATATTTTTTTAGTCTTTTATCAGTAACAAGAGCTAAAGCTTTTTTACCAAGTTTCTTTTTTACATTAGAAAAGAAATTCTTTTTGCCTATATAAGCATAAGTATTTCCATTTAATATTACAGACATATGATAAATAAATCCAACACCTCCTTCAGGAATATCTATTTCTACAAACTCTTTACCCTGATATAGCCAACTCATTTTTGTTTGTATCTTTTCATGTCCCAATCTGCTACAGTATTTATCATACTAGATAATATATTTATAGCATCTTGTACTGATCTTGCTTCAAATCTTAATTTTGCTTTTGTTATATTATGTCTAAAAACATAATCATACATAGGATCTTTCATAATGTTTGTTTTAATAAAGGTAACATATTATCTCTTACTTTATCTACACCATGTACTTTAATAGCATCTGATAAATCTTTTTCAAGATCAAGAATAACATAATTAAAACCATATTTAGACTTATACTTTTCAGCAGCTTTAACTCCAGGTTCATCATTATCAAACAGTACAATTATAGAGTTATACCGTTTACTAAGTAAACTAATGGTAGACTCACCTATCATAGTGTTTTCACTGTCTGGTGCTATTGCTTCAGAATTACTAATTTTTAACTTATTATATGCCATCAAATCTTTAAGAGATGAGGTTATAACAAGAAATGGTTTATCATATGTAAGCTGTTCAGAACCTTGAATGTAATCTCTTACTTTAATAAATTTACTGTCCTTTACTTTAGGTTGATATATTTTATAAAGAGAACCATCTTCTTTAAAGTAACCATAAATATAATTGCCTTTGATAGTTATACTAGACAAAACTTCATTTTCATCTGTCTTTTGCATAATATAATATTCTAATGGACTAACATTATACTTTGCTAATAATTTAGATCCTATAGTATATCCCATCCAGTATTTTTGGTCAAGAGTATTCCAATGCCTAATTTCATAATCAGTAACTTTATATCTACTTTGTTGCTTATAAGATTTTATAGGATTAATACCATTATTTAAAACATATTGGTTATAATCTTCTATTACTTTAAAAGAAGCAATCCCTCTTGTAGCAAGATTAAATAAATTTTGCACAAGACTTAATGAATCACCACCTATACCTGAAGAAAAATCTTTAAACTTATAGATATTATTTGTATCCATGTAGATACACATAGAAGGAGTCTTCTCACGAAGATTAAATACAGATTTTATTTTAACATCTTGTCCTGTAAGTTTTTCTGATAGGTTAAGATAGTGTTCATATATCCATTCTCTTGGCACATCTGCCAAATCATAAATTAAATTTTTTGTTGAAATCATAATCATTTAATTTAAAAAATATAAGGGAGCTAGATTAACTCCCTTATATATAAGATATTAATCTAAGCTGAAATCAGAAGAACCTTTACTTGGAGTTGTGAAATCATCATCATCACCAAAACCTTTTACTTCTTTAATTTCCATCTTTTTAAGATGTTTTGCTTCATTGTATTTCATAACATTTTCTCCATAAGCATATGTTTTATTTTCTGCTTTTGGTAACCACATATCATAATTTATATAACCAGACTTATTCATATACTCTTTACCTGCAATACAGAATTCAATTGGTATACCTTTATAAGGAGCATTAGCATTAAAATTCTTTACAAATTCTTCAATAGTATTGAATTTATTATCTTGTTCTACAAACCATTCATAAAATTCTAATGTCTTAGACATATTACTTAAGAAGATCATAATAGATCTATCTCTTTGAATTTTAATTCCAGACTTAGTTTCACCATCTGCAAAAGCATATTGGCTAGCTTTAACTCTACCAATTTGACCTTTGTGATGACCTTTACTTTCATCATCTTTATCAATCATAAATCCTTCAAACCCTTCAATAGGTTCTGTTTCTACATTTAATATTAAATGCTTTGCACCATCAATAAATTGAAAATCTTCTAAATGCAGGCTATTAATAGTTAATATGTGATTGCCAGGACTAATTGTTTTTGGCATCCCTGAACCTGTTCCACTTCCTAAATCTGTTGTACTTAATCCCATTTTGTTTTGTTTTTAATTATTATTATTTATATACTTTATCCCAATGAATTACTAATTCACCTTTATCATTCATCTCAGAAATTACTATCTCTTCATTTCTTAAGTGCTCAGGTCTTGCTCCACAAGTCACTTCTCCAATAGTCTTAAAACTTAGAATAGTTTGATTACCTTTTCTAAACATATAACCTATTGCATCTGCATTTGCACAAATTAAAGACTTTATTTTGCCTGTTAAATCTATATTAGCAGCCATTACCATTTCACCCTTATCATCTACCTGTTTGTCTTTAATATGACCTGATAAAATAATATGGGGTGCTAAAGTATCAATAAAATCTAAAACTTGAAAGAAAGCTTGCCTTAAATATAAATATCCTGCACCATTTGGCAAAGACAATACATTATCTCCATCATAGTTTTTACCCATAGATGTTTGCTTGTATAGCTTAATAGCCAAAGGCATAACCATATCTTCTAATGCAGTTACTGTATCTATAGTAACATAAGTATAAGGTTTACCTGCTTCTTTAATAGCTTTGCCGGCATCTAGTAATTCTTGTAAAGAATTAATTTTTATTTTTAAAGCATCTACATAGTCAGCACCATTTTCTAAATCTAAAATAAGATTATTTTCTAGTCCTGCAAATGCCGAAGTTTTACCAGTTTTAGGTTTAGAATAGATAATTAATCTTTTAGGATTAACTCTATCAGCTTTAATCTTTTTTGTTGGAAGTACTATACTCATATTAATTAGGTTTAGATAATGCCGTTGCTAAATCTTTAAAAATTTCTGAAATTTTCAAAAGAAGTTCTGACACTGTTTCTGACTGTTTTCCATCTAAAATTGTTTGTAAACCAGCAGTTGCTGCATAAGTTTCAACAAAGTCAGGAAATATAGATAAAGTACTTTGTTCTTTAGGTGCTAATTCTGCAGTAATTTCTGCATCAAGTTTTCTCTTTTCCCATAAATTATAAGTAATTTGAGAACCATCTTTTAAAATTGCAACTAATTCTGATGCTGGAATAATATAAGCAGTATAACCTGTTCCTGATTTACCTAATCCTTCTTTAATTTCATATTCTTCAGCAAAATAAGGATTATAAGTATATCTAAATAATTGTCTATCTGCATTAGCAGGAACCATATCTATTTCTTTATTATCATTATCTCTTACAATATCAATCATTTCAATAAAGATGTCTACACCTTTATTTAATTCTCCTTCAAAAAGTTGTACTTGTTTACCAAATTTTCCTTTTTGAAAGAAAGCTGTTTTAATAACAAATGCTGGATCTGCTAGTTTTAGTTGTTTAAACCTTTCCATATGGAAGGCATAAAACTCATTTTCTTTTTCTTTTCTGTTCATATATTTATATTAATTGTTACATACTTTGTGGTGGAAAATCTATCTCCACTATTCTTATGGTAGATCTATCAAGTTTACAAAAGAATAAACCAGTTAGGCCATTTCTAGATTTAAGAAAGTGAAAGGCTAAAAGCTCTTCATCATTTACTATATATCTTTCAGGACCATAAAATCTTATTTTTCTTGAAAATGGTTTATTAATACCTATTACAACATCTGCATGTTGAAGTAAAGCATCAGCACCAAATAAATCAGAATCTAATACATAATTACCATATTGACCATCTTTAGCTCTGTCAGGATGATCAATATTTCTATTGAGCTGACTAAGAACTATAAAAGCAATAGGATATTTCTTTTTCATTTTTGTAAGAGCTTCTCCTAATGCATAAAGCATTTCAAACTTATCTTTTTCTTGTTTTGCAACTCTAAATAAAGATGAGTGATCTATAGTAACTAAAGTATTTTTGTAATCATATATTGGATTATCATTTTGGTCAACACCTTTTTGAACTTTATGTTGTTCCATATAAGCATGTATAGTTGCACACATTTCATCTACAGTACAAGGATCATATATTACATCAATCACATCTGTATGTTCTGTTTTTTCATATACATCTACACATTTTTGGAAAATAGCTTTATCAATTAATTTTCCTTTACTCATTAGTGTATTATAATCAGACCCTGTATTCATAGATAGTTTTCTAATACCATTGGTTTCATCAACCATTTCAAACTGAAACTTTAATACTCTGAAGTCTTGGTCTTTGTTTTCTGTTATAACATCATTAACCAACTGCTCCATAAATAAAGTTTTTCCAACTCCTGGTCTAGCTCCAACTACAGTAATAGTTTTCCATTCAAGACCATCACAAAAAGCATCATTAAATCTAGTCCAAGAAGTTTTTAAGGATTTTAAGTCTCCTTGTCTTCTGGCTTTAATCTTTAGAATAGCTTTTCTTAAAGAGTCTCTTTCACTAACAGGCTTATAGGCCCTAGCTCCATTATACAGATTTTCCATAACAATTAATTAAAAATGTCTATTGTTTTTTCTTTTGAAATATTATATAGGAAATGAAATATGGTTATCATACCTTCAATTACTAAGTATTCTCCAATAGATATTGGGAATATAAATTTGTGAATAATCACATATGCAAACAAACTACTAAAAATGGCTATGAGTAGTAAAACCCCTCTTGCTCTCCAATTCATAATCTTCTCTCTTTAATAAATACTACTTCATCATCTAATACATTATCAATCATATTACAGTAATCAGCTAACTCAGAATCATAAGTTTTATCAGTATTTTGCTTTCTTATGAAATATTGAGAAGTTCTCATATATTCATAGTTCTTTAAGCTGTAATCATATATATATTTTTTTGTTGCTTTAAAAATCATATCCCAATCATATTCATAGTTTTCAAAGAACCATCTAAAAGAATTCTCTAAGTTTTTAGGATTTACTCTTGCATATTTTCCACTAGATAGTTTCCTATTAGGAAATATTTCAACATAAGTTTTTATGTTGCTAATAAAGTTATCACCCAATAAATCTTTAGTTGTTTTCTTTTTGGCTTTTTTGAAATAACTATCTATTTCAGTTGTAAAAATAATACTTTTACTTGTTAATTGCAAATTTTCTTCTAACCATTTTTCTTGTTTTAATCTGGTTACTTCTAAACTACTGTTAACATATTTATTTGGCTTTACATTATTATATATACAATATAAAACATAAAAACTATTAGGTGTTAATTCCTTTTCTATAAGTTTATTAAATATTTCTTCCATGTTTACCATTTAATTATATAATTTGTATTTATTGCAACAAGCTGTTGTATTTTTAAAAATATATTTTTAGAATCCCATTTTTTAGTACTTATACTAGAGGCATTAATAGGATAGGATACTAAAAATTTATTTTTAACATCATCAATAGAGTCAATCCATTTCTGAGCATGTTTTCCTATATAAAGATATATTAATTTATTTTCATTATGATTTAGTAAGTCAAATAAATATGCCTTAAATGGTTTCCATAACTCATAATGTTGTCCTGACTTACCTATTTGTGAAGTTAATGCAGAATTAAATAGCAATATTCCTTGATTACTCCATCTTTTAAGATCTGGATCTATAGATATATTATAATCACCATAAACAGAACTATTTATTTCAGTAAGCATAAATTTTAAACTTGTTTCTATTCTAGAGTCATTACCACAACTAAAAGCAATACCATCTGCAGTTCCCATATTAACATATGGTTCTTGACCAATTATTACAACTTTTAATTTATCATAAGGACATTCTTCAAATGCTCTAAAAAGATTTTTAAGTGTTGGAGTAAAGTTTTTACCTTTTTCTGACAATTTTATTAATTCTATAAGAATATTATCAAAATCTCCACTAAATATAAAAGGTTTAAGTTTTTGTCCCCAACCTGATGGTTCAAGTTTATCAAACAATTTTTGTTTAATTTCTTCTATGTTTAATTTTTCTTTCATATATTTGTTAAAATTTAAATGTTATGGCACTTACAGTTACAGAAATGAAAGATGATGCACTTTTAGATATAAAAGTAAATAAATCATACTATTTCATGGTTAAAGCAACTGCTTTTTATTTATTTAATCATATTCCTGAAGGAGATAAAGAACTTTTATTAAAAGAAGTTACTGAAAAGAAATATGAAGATCTTAATGAATGGCAAAGAGCATTTTATACTTTAACATTATTGCTTGCAGAAATTGAAAAACAAGCAAAAGAAACTAATTCATATACTGATAAAGTAATATTACAAGAAGGAGATGAAGGTTATATACCTCCTATGCAAGATTAATATTATATAATTCTCCTATTTCTATACAGGCTTGAATAGCTAATACCAGTTCATCTTTACTACAATCTGCAAAAGATTTAAATACTATTGCTCCACCACCATCATAAGATAAACCAGATTTTTCTTTAACTAATATTTTCATTTCATCAAAAGTATATCCTGATTCAAGAGCTAATTCTCTAATGCAGGCATGTACTTTTGCTAATTGTGCTACACTTTTATCACTAGAAGTAAGCCCTATAAACATCTCTACTTCCTGACCTTCTGGAAGTTTATCAAGAAACAATTTATAATTTAATTTTGATTTATCATTAGGATAAACTAACTTTCCACCCTGTTTAACTAATTTTACTGTAAACATATTGATTATTTTTTGTATATTAATATATATGACAAAAGCCGTTACTAAAAGAAACACTGTTCTGAAAACCACAGAAATTGTTTTTGAGTATTTGGAAAAATTTCCAGAAGCTCCATCTAAAACTTTAGCTAGAAAAATTTATGCAGAAAATACTACATATTTTTCATCATTTGAAGTAGTATACCTTAGATTAAGATATTACAGAGGACAAGTAGGTAAAAAACAAAGAAAGGATGTGATGAACGGTCCAAATAATAAATTTATAAAAGAACTAAAGACCAAAGTTATGCAAAATAAGCTTACTTTACCAGAATCACATACAAAAACACGTAACCAGTTTACTTTTCCTACAGGATGTATGAGATTAGGTGTGTTTGGAGATGTGCATATACCTTTTCATGATAATACAGCCTTAGAAACTATGTTTACTAAGTTTGAAGAAGAAAAAGTAGACTCTATATTTATTAATGGAGACTTATTAGATTTCTATCAGCTTTCTTTTCATGAAAAAGATCCAAGAGTAGTACATTTTAAAGATGAGATAGAGGCAGGAAAAGAATTCCTGGCTTACATCAGAGAAAGGTTCCCTGATATTCCCATCTATTACATTACAGGTAACCATGAAAATAGATTTGAAAGATACCTTAGAATTAAGGCATCAGAGCTATTAGACATGGATGAATTCAGACTAGATGTCATTCTTCAAGTAGCTGCCTACAAAATAGAGTTCATTCCTTTTAGAAGTAAAGTAGTATTTGGTGACTACACTATAGAGCACGGAGATAAAATACCTGGTGCTGGTGGTGTAGTACCTGCTAGAACACTTCTAATGAGACTTAAGTCTAATTCTATAGTAAATCACTTCCATAAGTCTAGTGAAAGCTTACAGAGAGTTTATGGTCCTGGAGAACCAACTAGCATTAAAGCATATAGTTTAGGATGCATGTGTGATCTTGCTCCTGAATATATGGAAATCAATGAATGGAACCATGGCTTTGCTATAATGAAAAGAATTAAAGATAAAGTTTCAGTGACTAATTACAAAATAGAAGGTAATACCATACTATAATGTTTCTACCAGTAGAATTTAAAGATAAAGATGGTT